GGGCAAGCTGAGAATGTTCTTCGACAAGGGCTTGCGAATGGTGAGTCTATTACTACTATGGCTTCTCAACTTCGGAATTATTATCAAGCTGATGGTTTTCGAGCGGCAAGGGCTAGGTCAGAAAACATAGCAAGAACGGAATCGAAGAACGCTTTGAACGGGGCTAGAAAAGAGTCTGTAAAAGAATTGCAGACAGAATTACCGACTGTTCCAATAATCCAGTCCTGGTTAAGCGTATTGGGTAATACTACTAGGTCTACTCATGCTGATTTAGATGGTGTTCCTGAAGATGAAAATGGAATGTGGAATTTAGGGGGAATTGATATACCGTGGCCTGGGCATTTCTCTTTACCTCCGGAAGAAAGATGTCAGTGTCAATGTTCGCTTACTATTGAATTTGGTATGGATGATGGGGAAGCACAAAGGTTGATAGGAGAGTATTGGGAACGAGTTGAAGAGCACCAAAGACAGTTATTGGATGTTGATGAAGAAGAGGTTGTGGGGGAGCAAGTAGCAACAGAGATAGATGAAAATGAAGTACAAGAAGTTATTAGTGCGATTGCAGGAATTGGTGATCTTAGTGATATAGAAGCAGAACTTGAACGTATTCAACGAGAGTTGGATAAGTTGAAGAGAGAAGAAGAAAGGTTACTTCAAAGTGAAGAGAAGCCTACTAGAGAGCAATTGGAAAGAATAAGAAGAAGGCGACGAGAACTTGGGGAAGAGTTTGATAATGTTTTAGAGGATCTTGAAGAGAGTCTTCAAGGACAGATGGGAGAAGAGGGAGAAGAGGAATTTGAAGAGGAAGATGACTTTGAGGAAGATTGAGTGATGAGCACAGTAAAAAAAGTATTAGCACTACTTGAAAAGTATAATCCTTACAGAGATCCAGAGACAGGAAGATTTGTTCCTGGTGGAGGTGCTATGGCACCTGATGCTGGTGGAACGTCTGGATCAACAAGGGAAGAGAGAGCAAAGCGAACGCATAAAAGCTCCACGAAAGAGAAACAAGATAGAGGTGAAGCAGAGCAGGAACGATTATCAAAACAATTGGGGAGAGCGGCAAAAAACAATGGAGATAATAAAGCGTTTGATGTGGTTGTGAGAGGTAAACATGCCATTGAAGTGAAAACAGTAATGGACAATGATAATGACAAGATCACTGTTCATAAAAGCTCAAGACTGAGGAAAGAGAAAAGAGCTAGAGAGAATAAGTGGAAGTCACATATGGTGGCTATTGATGTTCGGGGTGGTAAAAGGAAATATTACTATAAGAAAGGAGTTGGATCATATCGATTGTCTGCTATGGAGAAAGTTTCAGTAGCACAGATGAAAGATATTTTTAGTGGTAAGTCAATTGAAGAAGTGATGGAGAAATACAATCCCTATCGTGATTCAGAAACGGGTCAGTTTGTTTTTGGGGGTGGAGGAGAGGAAGTAGGAGGGACAAATATAGCAACACTCGATAATAATGAAGGGGGAGAGTATCATTATGGAGAATGGGAAGCAGATTGGAAAGGGGGTGTTTCTCCAGAAGAATTTGTAGAAGCTAGGGATAAAAGCAAGAAGAGTGTTTTTTTGAGTCATCAGACACCAGAAGAATTACATGGATGTGATTTGATTTTGTCGTCAGATGGAAAGGTGGGAGCAGCCGTTACTCCTGATGGTGATTTGATTAATGTGTTTAATAATGGAGGTCCGAAAGGGGCGGGAACTGAAGCGATATTAGAAGCAATTGATCGAGGTGCAATTACATTAGATTGTTTTGATGACTTTCTTCCAACTTATTATCATCAATATGGGTTTGAAGAAACAGGGAGAATGGATTTCAATAAGGAGTATGCTCCAGAAGGATGGAGTTATGAGAAATATGGGGAACCTGATGTTGTATTCATGGGTCTAAAAAGCAGAGGAGATAGAGATGACACAAGAGAAAGAGTTCTTGGAGGAAAAACCAACTGGCAAGGGCAAAAAAGATCCACCCAACGTTATAGATCCGAAGACTGGGATCAAGCGAAAGATGATTCCAGAGGAGTTGGAGCTTTTTCGATTAGCGGAAAGAGACAGGGGGTACGAAGTAGCTTGTCAACGGATAGAGTCTTATCTAGATCAAGCGAGAGACATGGGGGAGTTGTGACATTGTATGAGTTAATTGTGAAGGAGTTGTTTTTTTTGTTGAGTGAGAAATACAATCCTTATCGTGATCCTGAGACAGGAAGGTTTGTTCCTGGTGGTGGAGGAGATGACTCTATAGGAATAGGAAGTAGGGGTGACAGTAAAAAACCATTTGATGCATCAGAATGGGAAGCAATGGGGATGGGTGAGCGGCGGGATGCGTGGGAAAGTAAACCAGTAGCAGAACGAGATCGATTAGCAAATGCCGCAAGCACTGTTCCCCAACGACAAGCAGAACATATGGAGGGAATGCCCAATAGACCTAATACTGGTTATTTGAAAGCTGATCTTCAGACTAGGGTAAATCAATTTTCTGATCGTGTTCATCCTGAAGCTATGAATAAGATTGGAGTAATGGTTGAAGAATATGCAAATACGTTGGAAGTAGCTGGTGGTGATTCTGAAGCTATACGTGAACTAACAATGGAAGCTGTTGAATCTGTTTCTACTCAAGAAATGGAAGCTTGCACAAGACAGCTTGGTGATCATGGAGCAGCACATATAACAGGCAATATAGGTATTAGTAATCAAATATTGAATGAAGTTCCTGGTGCTGGATCTGACATGGATAAAGCAATTGCACAAACAGCTATGATTTTTCATGATGCAGGGTATTTAGCTCCCCCGTCTCAGATGTTTATGGATGAAGGTCATCCACGTTGGAGCAATGATCATTATGATGCTAATGTGCGTGGAATGGTTGATGATGCATTGGGAAGAAAAGCTGGATCGGAAGTTAGTAATATCATCCGCACACATGATTCTACAGATATGGATTGGTCGAATGATCCTGTTGCGTCTGCTAGTAGGACAGCAGATAATTTGTCAGTATTCTCTAATGAAAAAAGCCCTCCGATTCTTCGGTATGTGGATGGGAATGAAGCCCTATTGAGAGAGCACGCAACAGGAAAAGTCTCTACTGAAGAGATGAAAACTGCAATGAAGGCAAACATTGATGATAGTGATTTTCCTCCAAGGGTGAAAGAATTGCTTCATCGTGGCGTTGAAGAGGTAGGAGGTTTCACTGCCAAGTTTTCATTAGGAATGAAGGGTGGTGTTTTGGATGATGTGAAATGGAATGGGGAAGGGTTGGATGTTTCTGTGCGACATAGTTCTGAGTATGATGTATTGAATGAGCTTGGTGATTTTGGACAAAGACAATTTACTAAGTTAGCGAAAACATATGGGGCTGATCCTGATCATTTTCGTGAAACACATAACTACACATTCAAAAACAAAGAGGGTGTAGCTGTTTTGCGATTGATAGAGAGAGAAGCAGCCAAGTTAATATGGAGTTATTGGAGGAAGGAAATCACATTAGAAGAATTGAAGGTGAAGTTAGCAAAAATCCTATAATAGACGAGAAATCATACTATGAGTTATTGGTTAGAAGATGCAGATGAAAAGTGGTTGGGGGATTTTGCTACAAATAAGGGTATCATTGAATTGCGTGAGGGGGCTGGTGAATCTCTATTGACTTTTTTACATGAGGGAGAAGCAGATGTGGAGCTTGTAGAATTGGTGATAGAGGAAACAGCAGATCGTACTGAAACAAAGTACATAGCAAAAATGCTTCGGGATGTGAAGGCACCAGTGTTTATTACTGATGGCAGTGGACACGAAAACCAGGAGGAAGAGTGATGGTAAAAGCTATTCATGGGGATAGGTTAATCAGAAGTAGTGCAGATTGCAAGAAGTTGGTTCAAGATGTGGAAAGTGGATTTCTGACTGTTTGTGGATTGTATGGACAAAAGCATGGGAATGGTGTATCACCTCCCATGTCACCAGAAATACGAAAAGCAATGGTTGGATATAGAGAAGCAGCAGTTCGGCATAAACAAGGTGATTATCATCATAAGCCGTCTGAATGGCAAGCAATGAAAGTAATTGCTCAATGGACAATTGATGTTAATTGTGAATTGAGGGGTCAACCACATAAAGTATTGGATCATTGGAGAGATGAGGACCAGTCAGATGAAAAGGTCTAGAACAGGGTTTCCTATTATTCATAGAATGAAGATGCCAAACATTGCCAATGTGCAATGCCATCGTTTGAAATTTGAACCAGGGGATCGTATCATAGTAAGGTTGAATAGAAAAGCATCACAAGATGAAAAGAATAAACTTCATGATTTAATCCAGAAGTGGGCAGATCAGGATGTAAATATTTTGATTGTGGATTTGGCTCATTTTGACATTGAAGTAGAGGATGGAATAAGTGGTAGATGGAAAGGTTAAAGAAGTTCTGAAGGATCAGGACACAGTCGTTGCCTACACAAAAGCTATGCAAGAGTTCAATCAAAAGTTTTGTGATGCAATGGCTTCTTGTGTTGATTTCACTATTAAATTAGAGGTGCATGGCAATGTTGGTGAATTGATTCATGTAAAAGTGGACAGTAACTCTTGGCGTCGTCCTAGATCGGCCGAAAGAAAGCGACAGAAAAAGGTGGGATAGTTGTAAGAAACACTAGGGGAAAAAGGGCTTATAGAGTATAATTGATGGTTGCCAGGGGATAGTTGGTAACGTCTAGGTGCTCAATACAGTGAGACCACGACGTATGACCCCTTCCAGAGTGGAGGGTTGATACGTCGTGGTCTTTTTTTTGGAGAATGACAATTATGAACGTTACGTTCTATCTTGGAGTTGCCAGTGCCCTTGGCTCCCGCACTTTGACGATTACTCGGATGCCTAGAGCGGGTGATGTAGTCCCTTTGGCTCCTCAGTATGGTCCGACAGATCAAGGAGCAGCCGTTACAGTTTGCACGATAAGCTTGCCTGAAAATACAATGTGGCAAGCAGTATTGAGAGATGTCAGAGCGACGGGTGCAGTGAATAACCCAGACAGTATTCTCAATTTCCATACAGGTGCTTTGCAATTTCCTGGTCCGAGGGATCGGATAACGTTAAGACTTCAGATTCTTTCGATGGAAGATGAATCTAGTTCAAGCTCTAGTTCAAGTCAGAGCAGTGAAAGCTCTTCTTCGTGGTCGAGCCATTCTTCTTCATCGTCTCAGAGTTCTATGAGTTCTTCCTCTTCGTCTTCGGGAACTTCAAGTAGCAGTTCACTCTCCGAAGAATCTTCGTCTTCAAGCTCAAGTTCCAATTCGTCGTCATCGTCTAGCTCGGGAACTTCAAGTAGTTCATCTAGTTCGGGAACTTCAAGTAGCAGTGCAACGTCTTCCTCTTCGTCTCAGAGTTCTGTTAGTTCTGCAAGTTCTAGCTCATCGTCACAAAGTTCGGCTAGTTCGGCTAGTTCGGCTAGTTCGGCTAGTGTGTCTAGTAATTCTTCGTCTTCAGTTTCTAGCTCTTCATGGTCTGCTCCGTAATTGGTGTAAACATTATGGGAAGATTTGTTAATAGATGGAACAAACACATAGCAAGGAAAGCGTCAAAGAAAAGTTATCCAGATACAGTTCTGATCAATGACGAAGAACGACTATTTGGAATTGGACATTTACAGCAATATGGGAGAAGAAGAATAATGCCTGTTAAGATTAGTATGAACGTTCACGCGATTGTGAGTTTAGCTTTGTACGGAGCAGTGGAAAAAGCGGAAGCTCTCTACCGAGAAATGTTTCGGGTAGTGAAGGAGAGGGAAGCTACTAATAGTGTATTTCCTATCCAAGGAAGGGCTTTTAAGAAGGTTCCAACTGGTGTTGGTGGTACTCCTAATCTACATGATTTTCGTCGGTGGGCTGAAAGTGTTGTAGATGACGAAGAGCATGAAAAAGATTTGAGGCTCTTCGGGAAACTGTATGCAACATGCCGTTCTCGTGGTCGTCCGGAAGTGATTCAAGCAATTGAAGAAGGTCTTGAGCACTGACATTGATACTGAAAGAACAGTCAAATGCCATTTCTTAGATACCAACAAGTGATGGTTCAAAATGCAGTGCTTGACGTAGCTGCTTTGAACATTCCACAAGGTACAGCAAGAGCACAGATACATGTGACAACCCAACCTGTTCGTTACACAATGGATGGGGCCACGGTTCCGACTGTAACTGTAGGAATGGAGTTTACTGTTGGCAATGCTCCAGAATGGTTTGATATTGAAGACTTGCAGAGAATTCAGTTCATCAGTGGAGCAGGGGCAAATGCGTTTTTGAATATACACTATTGGGCTACAAGAGTAGGTCTATAGTGCTATTTTGTATATGCCATAGGTTCTAAAAGAACAGGAATGAGCTAATGAAGTCTCCCAATGACTTGCTTCTAGAAGCAATTCGTTCTAGGGCTGAAAAAAGAACGCAATTCAACTATGGCATTCTTACAGCAGATCGATATGTGAAAACGTTCCAAGATCGACTTGGGACACGTTCATGTTATAAGCATATGTGTCAAACGAAAGGCGGCCGATGGTCTTCGTTTGATGATGTTTTGAAGAGAGCGTCAGAAACTCTAACGTATGCAAATACGGGAATGGTGCTGGAAGAGAAAAGTCCAAAGCTTCCTGATGGGGTTGTGCTCCCTAAAAATACCTTAATCGTTTTCCGTCATATCTTAACGACAAACACAAAGGATCGTGATGGAGACATTCTTAGGACGGATGGAGCAGAAATAGATCCGAAGATGTTGTTACTTTTCCAGCATGTTCATACGCTTCCAATTGGGAAGATGCTGGCTGTTGCTGATCACACAAAGCAGAGTTTGTCTCTTTACAGTTGTATCATAGACATGAATGAGTTGTGTCATGATTCGGCTGTTATGGTTGACAACGATATGGGTCGTTTCAGTCATGGATTCGCAGCTAAAGTTTTTGATGAAGCGAAGGCAGGGGCTAATGCTCCAGGTGGGTACGATGTGAAGAAGTACGAGATTCTTGAAGAGTCTCTTGTAAGTGTTCCTGCTAATCCGGATGCCGAAACAGAAGATGTTATTTTGTCTCTTGTTGAGGGTGGCAAAATGACTAGTGATTTGATGAAAGATTGTGCTGCTTCTATTCGAGAACATAAACCGTTGCAGGTTCCTGTTAGTCTTGATCTGAAATTGACTTTGAATGGCCAGGAGGTATCGCATGAAAACCAGTCCAGAAACGAAAAGGGAAGAGCAGACGGAACCGGCACATCAAAAGAAGCCGGGTCTTTTCCCGACAAAGGACAAGGGAAAGAAAAGCAAGGGACCGAAGACAACGAAATGAAGTCATCGTTCACAACGTCTTTTGTTCGTCCTACATATTCTGGAGATTTGGCAGGATCATGGGAATGGATAGAAGCTTCACTTCGGATGACTGTTAGAAAGTTTATGGAAGAAAAAGGGGTTGTACTAGAGGAGTATGATTGGGCAACGGTGATTGGTACATTTTCTGATTATGTTATTATCGGAGTTGAGAAAGCAAAGGCGCACACTGCTCAGTTTGATTACTACAAGGTAAAGTGGTCTGTAGACAATGGGGTAGTTTCTTTTGATGGTGATCTAGAAGAAGTGCATCTACAGACTACTACGGAAATTGTGGAGAAGATGAAGAAGTTGGTGCTTGCCAGGAATAAAGCACAAGCTTTGATGGATGATGAAGATTCGGGCGGAACTGAAGGCACTCCTTCTACTTCTGAAAATGAAGATGATGATGAGGAAAACAAAATGGTTTGTCCTGATTGCGAATATGTTGGTCCTGGCAAAGAAGGCAAGTGCCCTGAATGTGGTGCGAAACTACTGCCTAAGAAAAGCTTTGTACTTGAAAAGCTTGGAAGGGTATTGAGCAAGGCTAATGAATCGAAGTTGAAAGAAGCTGTTGATGATCTGGCTGAAGCTGTAAAAACAGACGGGATTTCAAGGGGTTGTAGAGCGTTAATCAAACAGGCTAAGTCAAATGTGAGTGATGTTGTTTCTTCACTAGGTTCTGTTGATGATTCAGTAGCGAAAAGTGTTACTGGTGTTACTGTGAAAGATGCAATTGCTTTGATTATCTCAGAAGGAACTTCTGAAGATGTTGATAAGTTGTTGCTCTTTAGGGAAGCCTCTGTGCAAATGGAAAGAGATGAAAAGCTTGTAAACGAATTGCAAGCTATTACATGAGTATGATCTATATTGGGAGATAATCAATGAAGATCAAGGTTACGAGTGCTCTTGTTACTTGGCTTGTTGCTGAGTGCAAGATGGACAAGGAAGCGGATGCCGATACGATTCAGAAAGTAGCTTCTAAGGCTATCGCTGATGATGTTTTGTCATTGGAAAAGTACATTGAACTGACGAAAGAAGAAAAAGTGGAAGAAGCCAAAGGCATTGCTTCCACGTTGGATAAGCTTTCGACAGGTATGGAAAAGCTCACTACCTTCTTGACTAAAGAAGAGAAGAAGGTTGATGAGAATGATGAAGGAGATGGGGCGGGTTCTATCTCTGATGACAAAAAGCAAGGCATGATGAGTATCAGCGGAATGGTCGCTGAACAGGGTGGAATGCCCAACGATTCCAAGGAAGGGGATAAGGCACATCTTCCTAGGATGAAAAACGTTAAGGAAATGTTCAGTAATACAAAGACTGCTATGACATATCCTACGAATACGAAACAGGGTAATCCTCATTCGTTCGCAGGACAGCCGGTAGTTTATCAAGGACGATCCTTGGATAAGTCTACCGATTATGACAAGGCTTTGACTGGTGCTTTTCTGAAATTCCACATTGCAAGTATTACCCCAAGGGTGGCTGGTAATCCGGAAAGAGCTTGGGAAGTTTTGCCCGAAATGGACAAAGCTCTTCTTCATAATTTGTGTGCGGAAGAAATGTGGGATGCCACACGAAAGGAAGGCAAGCCTTCCTTTGTGAAGGGATATCGTGGTGGTGTGAAACAACTTATTGATGATGTTGTTTCTGGCGGCTTTGAAGCTGCTCCCATTGTTTTTGATGATCAAGTGATTGAGACTCCTTTGCTTTATGGTGAACTGTATCCTTTGGTTCACGAAGTACCTCTTCCGAGAGGTCGTCGAGTTGAAGGTGTTTCGATTGGAACTATCACTGCTGGATGGGGTGGTATAGATGCTGTAGCAATTACCCTATTCAATACGGCGGGATATGTTGCGGCTTTTGATACCACTGTGTATCGCTGGGAAGGTGCTGTTGTCATCGGCTTGGACTTTTTGAGTGATAGTCCTATCGATTTTGGATCTACATTGTCGCGACAAGCAGGCGAACGTTTGCTTGAAGACTTGGATGATGTGATTGCTGTTGGCAATGGTGCAACTCAACCGCAAGGTGTGATGAATGCTGCTGGCACCACTGTTGTGGCTTTTGGTGGTGCTACTACACTTGGTTCTTACGAAGCTTTGATGTTCTCTATTCACAAACGAGAACTGAAGGCTTCCGTTAAGAATTCTATCGTGTTCTGTGGAACCGATACGAGTTATCAACGGGCCCGTTCTCTGAACGTCACGGCGGCTGACGCACGTCGTCTTGGTGGAGGAGAGCAAGGCCAAGGTGACTATCGATCTTATCGTTGGATGGATCGTCCGTATAAGATCAATGAGAGTTTGACTAATCAGCAACTCTTTTACGCTGTGCTGGCTCGATATCGTATGTATCGACGGAAGGGTTTTTCTCTTCGTACTAGCACGGAAGGTTCTACACTTATTCGAGATAATGAAATGCTTTTGGCTTTCATGGCTCGATATGGTGGACAGCTTGAAAGAGGAGCAACGGCGGGAGTTACTAATACTGCTCCCGTTTGATTTTGGCATTTGAGGGGATTACCCCCTGGTGCTCCCGTCCCTGATCCCGGTATTCGGTAGGGGACGGGAGTTAATTTTACTTAGAGAAATAGAATACCAAAAACCACTAGGGAGGTTAAGGAAGCAATGTCTATCGATGAGAAAAAGAAAGCAAGGTCAGTGACAGTTCCACCGTTTGAAGTAGAAGTACACACACCTCGGAACCAAGATATTATGGTTCAATGTTTGGGGAACATGAGGTTGCGTGGGGCTGTGAGAAGTACAGTAGATGTTTTCGATAAGCAATGGCTTGATGATGATGAGGATCAAGATGCAGAGGATTTGCCTACTAGGTCTGCTCCTGCTCGACTCATTGAAGGTATTAGTGATTTGCCAGGGATGAGGATTATGATTCATCCTGGTGAATTGAAATGGAAGGTGTATGATCCTCTACACAAAAAAGAGAAGACGTTTAAGAAAATCAAGAGAGCGATGAAGAGAGCTTTTGGTGTTATCAGTGTGGGGGATACGCTTGGGGGAGTAAAACCCAGAATGGGTGTGATGGATGAGCATACGATGAAGTCATTCATTCGTGAGATTTTGTGTTTTATCATTTCTGAAGAGGTTCGTGTTGTGAAGGGCGTTGCTCCATCTATTGAAGATGTAAACGCTCTTCCTGGTCGATACCTTTTGAATAATTCAAATGTGGGCAATTGGCATCAGCCAAGATTTGAGGATCAGTATAATACTTGGGTAGATGACATGAATCGGATATCCTAGTAAGGTAGACATGCCCACAACAATTGCACAAGCGAACAGTTCAGTAGAAGCTGCAAGGCAAAGAAGAGCGGGTTCTGCTGAAGAAAGTTCTGTAAGAATTGAGTGGTTCATTAAGGAAGTCGTTCAAGTTGTAGCAATGGCTATGAAAGAACGAGTAACAATGGCCACTCAATTGTTAAAAGATCGTGTTGTTCGTAATATCTCAAAAGCTGTTGTGAAAGGGGTGGGTTCGAGAGGTGGAAGAGTTGTAGGGGGTCGTAGTGGGCCGGGGGAATTTCCTCGGGCTGATACTACTTTGTTGATGACATCTATTTTTTCCGATGTTCGAGAAGATGAGAGTGGTGTGTTTGATGGATATGTTGGTACTCCTCTCAATTATGGTTTGATTCTCGAAACGAAAATGAATCGGTCTTTCTTGAAGAGAACATTGAATGAGAGTCTTAATGACGTTCAACGTATTCTGTCTGGACCTATAGCATGAATATTGGATCTGCTGACGTCGCAGAAGCCATCAACACTGCTTGGGATGAAAGCGTACTAGATGCTACTTTTCAAGCACTATGGGGCATTGATGTTGTATCTGCTGAATTTCTCGTTTTGCATGATACGGAGACAGAAGGAGAGCAGCCTTTTCCATATTGTGTGTTTGAGGTTGAAAGTAGTGCAGTTACAGATCGGATGTCAGAGGGTGAAAATACTATACGGGAAATTCGGAATTTCCCTATTATATTCAAAGTGTATGCTAAGGAAATAGAATCTGATCCGCGTACTGCTAAAGAAGTAGCAAGTTATTTGGCAGAAGCAGTTACTAAAGTATTTGGTGGACATCCAATACTAGCCCCTACTGCAACGTTAGTATTGAGCAATGGGAATCATTTAGGCACTACTTTAGATAACTCACAAGGGATTAAAGAAGATCAGGATCATTATCAATGGCTCTTGTCTTACCAAATGATGATGGATGTTCCTGTTACACTCAATTAGTGAGATAAGGTGATAACATGACACGTCGAATTACAAACGCATCGTTCGTTCTTCGGATGACGGGGACTATGCAGAATCTTTTGGATGATGGCACTGGACCGACAGTGACACATCCTTCTCTGCAATACCAAAAAGACATGTCCGTTATGTCGAGTGGTGTTGACAATAACCAGTTTAACAGAGTATGGCAAAGCGAAGATCGGACAATTCTTAGTGGTGTTACTGAAACACTTGATATGTATGATTTGGCGGCTGTGAATATTGGAGCGGGGGCTGGCCTAGATGGATTAGGGCAAGCAGTTGATTTTGAAGAAATTGTTGGTATTGCAATCATAAATGAGAATGCTGCTGGTGCTGATGGTGCTTTAGAAATTACACCTAATGCTGGCAATGGGTGGACGGCATTGGGAAGTCATACAGTGGCAACTGGTGGTGCTCTTTATGGTCAATCAGTTTTTTGTAAGTTTCAGCCAGACCGAAGGGGTTTTGATGTAACGGATGCTGCAAATCATTTGTTGGATTTGACAGCTAATGGTGGGGATGTTGTCTATTCCATTTATCTGATGGCTAGAAATGACGATGAAGAATCATCGTCTTCTTCATCTTCGTCTTCTGCTTCATCGTCTTCTTCTTCTGTTTCCTCTTCGTCTTCATCTCCTTCCTCTGAATCTTCAAGTTCTGTTAGTAGTTCATCGTCTAGCAGTGTAACAAGTAGTTCACACAGTTCAAAATCGTCTTCAAGTTCTGGAACTTCTTCTTCGTCCTCATCATCGGGGACTTCAAGCTCAAGTTCTGAAAGTAGTTCCTCATGGTCTTCTTAGGAGAGATATCACATGAGTTCTGAAAATACACTCAATGGGCGTAATGGGAAGTTCCAAGTAGCAGCCAGTCTTGTTTCTCGGACGACCCAATGGCAAGTTACTAAGACTTTGGCTTCAAAGTCTGAATGGGGTGATTCCGATTCTGAAGGATTCACTAACAGATCACCAGGGCGTAAGGATGGAACGTTCACAGCAGAAGGAAAATACTCAACAGTTAGTGAGCAGTTTGATCTGTTTCAACCAGAAGACATTGCAATTGCAGTTTTGTGGATGAATAACACTGCTTTGTATTGGGATTTTCCAAGAGCTATGAATGACAATTTCCAGATGACTGTAAACATTGACACTGGAGAAGTTATCGGTTGGACTTCTTCGTGGGGTGCTGATGGTCGTTTCTACTATCCTGGTGAAGTGGGTGCTACGGCTAGAGCACTTCCCTGATGGTAGTGATAGTAGGAATATGAATATGTCTGTTGTTTCTAATGGCTCTCCAATTGCTTATCAGATAGCGGTTACATATCAGTGTAATGCTGCTTGTCATCGTTGTGTTCAACATTTAGATGTGATTCGATGGGATCATATAGACACGGATATTACAACAGAAGAGATAAGGGTGGGGGCACATTTTGTTAAGAAGTATGGGTTGCAGATCGGAAAGCTTCGGGTGACAGGTGGAGAGCCTATGGTTCACCCAAAGCTTCGGGAAATATTGAATGAGATTCACAAAGAATGGACACCCCGATCCTCTTGGTTCCGAATTTACTCCAATGGAAAACTACCAATTCTTCGCAAGGTGCCGGGTCGATGGTCAGTGGTTCCTGTTACAAGTGACAAAAAGAAGACAGAGAATTTTGTTCCATTCAATGTTTCACCGGCTGATTTAGGTATTGAGCCAGTGCATGGGTTTACAAGAGAGTGTGTGCAAGAGACAAGATGTGGTCGATGGTTTGATTGTTTTGGTTTTACGTTTTGTGGTGTAGCTGGTGTGTTAGGGGCTATGCTTGGGGTGGATTGCTATGAGCCACTTCCGGTATTGATGGGAAGACCCTCGGTGTGTCAACATTGTTTGTATAGCCTACCGTCAAGAGAACGCGATCAAATTCGGAAAAAAGTAAATGCTGGTGTGATTCCAGAAGTGACAAAGACTTTCAAGGAAGCAATTGAACGTTGGCATGATGACCCCCCTAAACCTCGTAGGTTTTTGGAGAGATTGCCGAAAGAATATCTGCCAGGGGAAAAAGCAGATGAAGGACACGTTGTTAGAGATCCGAAAGGTAGAAGTCCACTATTGGCCTGAGTGTGATTGTCAGGATTGTAAACAAGAAAGAGAACGACGGGAACCCTCTAATCCCCACCTCCTAAGCATTTCTGTTGATGCAGCCCATTCTCTGGGCTTTATTCCTCATCGATGTCCCGAAGGTTCTCTTGCTCGGAAGCTTGCTTTGGAAGAAGAAGGAAAAGAGCAAGTATCCAGCGAACGATAATAGTAATGAGGGTTTTCATATGTCGACATTTTTGCCTGAGAAGGGTGCATTGTTTTTGCATGTTCCTCGGACTGGTGGAACATGGTTAAAACATGCTTTGAATCTTGCTGAGATTCCATTGAACAAATGGGGAAGTGTAGCGGAAGACTATAGGCCAAAAAAGCACACGTTCCTTTCTCATTATCGTCTAGAGCTTCTTTCTCAAGTGAAGTTCGTTTTTTCTTTCGTCCGACATCCGATTCCTTATTATGTGTCGGTATGGAGGTTTACCACTAGATGCGTGCTAATGCATAAAGAAAGGATGGAACAGGTATTCAGAGGTGAAGATTCTTCAGCCTTAAATGAAGCGGTTAATCGGTGGAAGCCTGATTTCTTTGAGTGGATGGAGGAGATGCTTGAAGAAGAGCCTGGATGGGTGACTCGGTGGTTTGAGCGATATATAGGTCCAGAAGGAGGTGAACATCAGCACTACATAGGACGCACAGAAACATTAGAGAAGGATGTTTTTCATGTCATACGTTTATTGGGATATGAAGATAAATGGATGGCCGCAAAGGATAAGATTGACAGAATTATTCATGCTAAAAATAGAGTTCGTCCTGATAAAGCTCCAAGAGCAGTCATGCCTTCTATTTTGAAACGGAAAGTAGAACGATCAGAGAGAGTAGTGATACGAAGGTTTTTCAGTGAGTCTACTAGGGAAAAAAGGATCTATCGAAATATGAAAGGGATACCAGTATGAGTGACGCTGAAGCTAGGGCATTGGGATCAGGTAATTTGATCACAGTGATGAACAAGGAAACAGGGGTAGAAGAAGAGTTTTCGTTACGTCCTATTGACGTTTTGCATTTGTGTGATCTTGAAAAAGAAGCTTTGAGTTACTACAGGAGAACATATTTGCAGACTTTTCAAGAAAATGCTGATTTGTTGGGGGAACAAGCGAAAGAAATTCTTGTAGAAGAGATGCGGCAAGCTGGTCGATGGGATTTAGATGATTTGCCAAAAAAGACAGCCTTTGATTGTTTGCACGTTCCTGTTACTCCTAAGCTTAAAGCATGGGTAAAAGTATTTCATGAAGAGAGTGGGGGAAAGACAGAGGACGAGTTGACAGATAAGATGGTTAAAGTGTTATTGACAACAGCTTTGGATCAAGAAAGGATCGCAACAAAGCTGGTAAAACATATGACAGGACGCATGCCTCGGATGGCAAAAGTGCGGTATGATCAATGGTGGGTAACAGGTGCAATGGAAGGTATGGTAGCTTTTATTTATCATTCAATTCGGATCGATCATCCAGAGATGACGAAAGAAAAAGTGAGAGCTTGGCCTATTCCGTCGTTGTTTGAAGGATCGCGTAAGGTTGAATCAATAACGTCACCAGCAATAAAAAATGGATAGGGCCCACTTTTCTTGACTCATCTTCAGACATAAAAGAAGATGAGGAAAAAGTTTTTGAGACTGGTGGGCTTCTAAGTGGATTAACAGTATGGCATTTTCGAGTATTAACTGACAATCCTTGGAATGGAGGGGGCGGGTACAGTATAAAAGAGGTGGCAACTTGGAGTTTAGATCAGTGTTGGTTTCGATTTGCTAGTTTAGAATTCCTAAGTGAGAAAGGAGGGAAAACTAAGGATATAGAACCGTCTGGAGTGATTCCTGATAAGGATGGTATGGTTAAAGGGAAAACAATAGATGGAGTGCCATTCAAAGCGAAAGTAGTGGGAAAGTCGTTATGTCGCCAATTGATGGAACAAGAGGAAGAAAAGAAAAGAAAGGAAAAGAAGAGAAAAAGAGGTAGGGGTAGTAATACCAAGGGTAAAAAGAGGAGAACATTATGAGACAAGTGCATTCTTTTTGTAGGAAAGATGAAACCATTCACAAATCTTCGCTTGGATGTGTTGTTTTGTTGATGTTTTTGTTGATAGTAGTTGGTATTGGGATCATGGGTATCAATTCGTTATTGGTCACGCCAACAACAGTTTCTTCGACAAATTTGTCGAACCAGACCATCGAACAGGTGGGTAGTCGGGAAAAGATTCTGAAAAGAGAATTGTCCTATCTCCTCCAGGATGTCGACGAGGTGGTCTGGTTCACCCCGATAGACAACAACGTCTACATCGGGTTCAGCCGTGTACCGGACGACTTGTATTGGATACTCAGAGGAGCAGCTAGGAGGGGTAATGTAGCAATCGATTTCGGATGCCACGTTTGGGCCGTACCAGCAGACGCTTCACCGGGTGATGTCAGTCGCCACTATGGTGAAGCGACTGCCCGGAACGGGAAAGTTATCTAAGGAAGTTGAGCATTGCGATGGGTCTTGAATTAGCAACTGCCTTTATCCGTGCTAGGGGTGATGCCAGTAAAGTTGCTGGTGATTTGAAATCTGGTACTGGTGCTATTACTAATGCTGCCCAAGGATTGCAAGGTAAGATAAATGCTATCCTTGGTTTGATCGGTGTAGGTTTGTCAATCAATAAAATCGTTTCAGATATGAGGGAGGGTATAGCATTAGCTGAAGTTCAAATTGATGCAGAACAGAGGATAGCAGCAGTTGTAAAAGGAACAGGAATGGCGGCTGGTTTTACGGCTGAAGAGTTGAAAAAGATGGCTTCTTCATTTCAGGAAGCTACTACTGTTGGTGATGAATCAATTCTGGAATTGATGGCGAGATTGTTGACTTTCAAAAGTGTGGCAGGTGATACATTTAAGTTAGCAACAGAAGTTGCTCTTGATACCGCTGCTGTAATGGGAACGGATGCCAGACAAGCTGCTTTGATGCTAGGACGTGCTTTGGAAGATCCTATTCGTGGTGTGTCTGCTTTGCGTCGGACGGGTGTTTCTTTTAGTGAGCAGCAAAAGGTATATATCAAACAGTTAGTTGAAACAAACAAACTCAATGAAGCCCAACAGTATATCCTTCAGACAGTTCGTGGGCAAATGGGCGAAGTTGCAAAAGCGATGGCACAGACAGATGCAGGAAAGATGAAGCAATTGAAGAACACATTAGGGGATTACAAAGAAGTGTTGGGCAAAGAAGTTCTCCCTGTTCAATTGAAGTTTCTTGAGTTGCAAATCAAAATGACGCGAAAGGTGATATGGGCCACGGAGTGGATTGCTCATTTTGTGAAGGAGAATAGAGGGACTCTTACTGTTTTGAAGGATCTAATTATAGTAGTTGGCACGGCAACAGGAGTGTTTGTTGCTTACGTCACGGTTTTGAAGACTGTGGTATTTACAAAAACTTTGTTGATGGCTTTGTCTGGTCCCCAAGGTATTCTTGGTGTAATTCTTGCTGCTGCTGCTGCCACTGCTGCTGTATACGCAATGACTGCTACATTCAAATCAGTCAAGAAAACTATAGAAGATACTACAGAAGAGACAGTTGATTTCACTTCTGCTATGGATGATGCGGGAGCATCTACTAAGTCTACAGATATTGCGGTAAAAGAATTGGTAGGAGACTTGTCAAAACTAGCTCAATATTCAGCAACAGCAGCAGAATCGATGGAAAGGTTGGCTAGGGCGGCGTTATCTTCTTCTGATGAATATTTTGAGTTGGAGAAAATAGTACAAACATACATGAAACAAGGGGTGACAACAGAAGATAGAAATGTCTATGGTAATATCTCATTTGAAGCAAAGTCGTTGAAGGCGGCACAAGATCGATTGAGTTCAATGGACGCGGAGAAGGAAGCAGCGAAAGGATTGGCAAATGTTTATGGAACATTAGGAGATGCGAAGACTGATCTAGAAAAGATGCTAGGTGATATACAAAATCCAATGGATAAATTGAGTGAACTACAAACTCGATTGGATGCTCAATTAGAAGCGGGCAATATCACACGAAAAGAAGCGGCGGCTGTTTGGCAAAAAGCATTTGATTCCAGTGTTTTAGCCAAACCTGGTGAGAAATTGAAGGAAATACAAGGGGAAGTAGAAAAACTCAGAAAGCAATTAGCAGGTACATATGATGAAGGGATGGAAGCTGTTGATAAGTATGCACGTACTCCAGGTGTTACTAGGGAACAGGTAGCTTTTTATAGGGCTGAAAATGAAAATAGAACAAGGCTCAAAGGTCAATTGGAAGATAAAGATGATTTGGAATCGATCAAGACAAAGTGGGAAGAAGTTGTAAAAACACCGATGGATGCATACAAAGAAAGCATGGCAGAATTAGATAAGGCACGAGGAAAGTATGGAGAAGAAGATTGGTTTACCAAAGCAGAAGAGAAAGTGGCAGATGATTTAGAAAAAGCACAAAAACAACAAGCAAACCCCGCTTTACTCGGAGCAGGATCATTTGGCTTTTCTGATTTTGGAAAACAGTTGCAAAATGCTGTACTAAAACAGGATGATCCTCAAAAGAAGATAGAAGAGAATACACGTAGAACAGAAGAGAATACACGTAGAACGGCTTCTGGTTTTGATAAAATAGTAAATGGGGTTACAAGCGGAAATACATATGCAGACGCCCCAGGAGGAAGTCAATGATAGACAAATCAGAATGGCGTTTAACTTCTCCTGGAGGTGTCAAGCACAGACTCATCTCACAGTCGGGAGGTTTTCAAGAGGAAAGTGCTTCTTGGACAATGGTAGTGTGTATACACGGGGAGGATTTAGTAACTTTTGTTGAAGAAGTATTCCCTTTGCCTATTTTCACACTCATTGGATTTGTGTATGAGCGTCGATTTTATCCAGCAGGTCTACCTGCTTTGAGAGCAGTTGATTTGAAAGTAGAAGGGTTTACTGAAGGTAGACCAATAGACCCTTTCAATATAGATTTACATGCACCTGAAGATACGTATGAAAAATATCTTCGTTGTACTATTCAATTTGAACCAGGACCGGAAAACGATTCTCCAGATCCAAGTGATCCTTCAACATTTCTTGATATCTCTTGTTCTTCTGCTGGTCAGTTTCTTTCAGCGGATGCAGATAGTGATAGAATCACATGGGAAGATGATGCTGGTGACACTGAAGGGCATCAAGATGATGATCCTCCTACAAAGCAAAGGGTGATAGCACATGAGATACAATGGACAGCCAAATGGAGTCAAATACCCTATGCTTGGATGGTGTCTAATCTTATGCCCAGACTTCGATTGTTAGAAGGGCATGTGAATAGTGTAATTTTTGCATCGTTTTACAATGCTCCTATTGAAACAGTTTTGTTTGAGTCATGGAGCATGAACAATCAATTCACTTGGAGATCAGGTCATGCAGGATCTTCTCCAGTAACAGTATCTCTTAAATTTACTGAAAAGAATTTCATAGGATTACAAGATGCTGATTGGATACAAATTACACAGCAACACATATGGCGACCAGGAAAAGGTTGGTATAAGATCAAAGTGAATGATAAGTACACATATCCTACGGCTAATTTGAACAGTTTATTCATTCCATGACTGAAGAAACATTTCCTCCCGTGAAAGC